GATCTATCTGGATAAATGAATTTGTCAATAGCATCATTCTTACCATTCTCCCTGTGGTTAATCATGTAGTTGATTCCTATAACTTTATCTAGTGGTCCTTGACTCCATAAGTTATCAGGTCTTGCAGTCCATCCACCTTTAAATACAGAAGGTTTAATTTCTTCTTTATCTAATATAATAGTGTCTTTATCTACAACAACAATACAGCGTTTCTTATAAACCTTTGTTTCTACTTCATCTAATATATCACCATAGAACCAAAGTAACTCTACGTACCCAGAACTATAGTACTCATCTAGACTACCAAAACCTTGAGGTATGAATTGCTTATCTTTATAGCGTTCAGCTCTGTCTCTAAAACCTCCTGTACGCCTCTGTAAGAGACTTTGGGTTTCTTCTGAGGTAATCATCTGATCTTCATCAGATATGTTCTCTAGGAACTCTAGAAGCTCTCCTACGGATACTAGACTACGTATTATTTTAGGAGTCTTCTCAAAATCTGTAGCTGTAGGATTAAATACAATATCAAAAGGACTGATACGTTTTACTGCTGGTCCTGAGTACCCTGAGAGGTAGCCTTCTTCTGTATCTACTGTATCGTTCTTGTAATAAGCTTGAGCGAAACAATTCCCATAACGTACCAAGTCATCAATTACTTTACGCATTTGGATATTAAAGCCACTCAGTGCATGACACTGCTTTATGTAGCTTTTAACTTTACTTCGTAATTGCTTTGTAATGGCATTGATTTCAAAACCTTTCCATCCTAACCAATCTTCATGTGGGAACATGGTGCTATAAACAATAGCTAAGAGGTCTTCGTGTAACTCAGATGCAATAGGTATATGTGTCTTGTGGTCAAAGTTCTCTCCGCCTTCCAACATGCTTGTATCTGTAGCTAATAGGTAGTTATCAATCTCTGACCATAGAGCCATAGCTGTTTCACGCGAAGAATTCCACTCTTCCCAATATCCAGCTATATCACCAGCTAAGGCAGCCTTGTTGTTGTAATTAAGGGTAATCAAGCTCTTTTTCTCCTACTAAGAAATCGGTTAGAAGCATTAACAACAGTCCGTTCTCTTTTATTTGTTGCAAATTTAGGTTTGGCTAGTCGTTTACTATTACTAACAGCTATCCATACGGCATCTTTTAAATCATCGTGTGGCGGTTTTGTTAAGTGAAGCTCTTCTTCTAACAATCTCGTGTACCCACCTTTCGTATGGTAAACACTTTTATTTCTGTACAGTGGTTCAAACAACTGAGAGTTACGTTCTTCTTTTGTGCCTTCTCTCTGGTTCTTATGTTGATGTTTTACCACCAATGTATGACCTGCTCTACGTATCTCGTCTTGAATAAAATTAGCTACTACAGCACCACCAGCATTAGTCTCAACTGTTACTTCTCTGAAGTCCCAATACTCATGCATTGTAATAAGTTTCTCATAATATATCTCAGCCTTAGCTGTTTGGAATCTTTGAAGGTCTAGTACGTATAAGTACCCTTCATTATCCCAAGCAGTTACTGCAATAGATGTGTAATCTCGCTTAACTTTACGAACACCACTGCCTTCACTAAATGCTAAATCCATACCGCAAGCTAGTTTTAATTCTTTACTGCCGTAGTACCACCTGTTCTGCCTTTGCTCTAGCAAATTAGGCTGGAGGTACATAAAGCAATCTCTTGTAATCTTTGCTTCGCTGGCTGCGTTAGGGTCATTGTAGTACTGCGAGTAATACAGCTCTAAGTTAAACGCTTCAGATTTCTTTTTACTTAACTCTGTTTGATTAAAACCATACCAATTGCCATCTGGCATTTTAGCTCTAGGCCACACGTATGTGCCTGTACCATCGTATCTTTTACTGGTTTCTACTTTACGTTCAAACCACTTCCATAAAGGCCTTGTCTCTGTAACAACACCCTCATTATCAAATATCTCGTATTCTTTTTCTTTTAATGCGGAGTATAAATCGTTATCTCCGTACCTTGTTCCGACCATCCATTTAATACTACCTGTAGTAGCAATAGAGGCATACGACTGATAAACCTCTTTTATATCTTCCCGTTCAGCAGCACTACGATAGTTCTCGTTAGTAACCAAATCATCAAAGATACACATCTTGTAGTGCGCCCCTGTGTTAGTACTCTTAGCACTTGTAGCAGCAATTGTTGGGTCTTTCTCACTCCTTGGTCTCTGAGGGTGGTCTACAGTTATTTCTGTTTTAGTCCATGTTCCTAAAGACCTGTGGTCGTACTCTTTAGTTCGAGGGTTAACTTCGTAGTTAAGCATCTCAGGCCAAAGCTCTCTGTAAGAATCACTCTTAAATATATTCTTAATAACTGTCAATTGTCTTTCAGACAAAGTTGGGTTAGAAGATACATATGTAACAGTGAACCAAGGGTACTTCGTAATAGCCCAAGAGGAAGCAACTGCTATACAAAAAGACTTCTGGTGGTCACGAGGTATCAATGCTGCTGCATTATCTCCTTGACCTGTTTCCATTGCTTCTTCTAAAGACCTTTGAAAGAAACGAAACATCTCTTCATGGACTTCTCCAAAGTACCTGTTAGGAAACATAACTTGAGCATAAAAGAAAAGGTCACTTTCACAATCTTTTTTTAGTTGTTCTATGCTCATTTGTTTTTAAAGTCCTCACCTAAAATCTTATACTTCAAGATTGCCATGTCCGAATGTATATCAACCATCATCCCTGATATCACTTTTACTTGATTATCCACCTCTGAAAACCTATCCATTAAAGGAAGAACTATATGCTCTTTAATTTCTCTCTTGTCGTAGTAGTTTTTATTTAATTCCATCTCTAGATTAATAATATTTTTTTCTATCTCATCTTGCTTCTTTGAGAGAGCCTCATTCTTCTTCTCAAGGGCGTGAAAGTAATGTTTTGCAAAGAAAGCAAGAACAGTAAGAGCTGGAATCCAGAGAAACTTATATAAGGCACTAACTTCCATTGACAAGACTTCTCTTCCTTATTTCTTCTGCAATATTACTTACATTGCCCGTTTTAATAGTTGGTATTTTCTTTTCAGGACGACCCGCGCCTTTCGTAACTTCCTTTTTAGTAACCTTATCATAGAGCTTCCAAGCTGATTGAGTATCACCGTCAGCAATAGCATCCAGAAGAACCCTTTTAGCAGCAGATTCGTTAGCTTTTTCTTTCTCTTCTCTCCAGTCGTTAAGACCCGTAAAGGTACTTCCATTAACCGCTCCTGTTTGAAACCATTTTTCTTTACAAAGCTTTTGCCAATGCACCCAACTATTAAGAAGTGTCATAGCAGCATCATATTCATCTACAGACTCCCTGTATACTCTCGCAAAGCTCACATACGTATTTCCTTTACGAGAGGTATAATCTTCAGGGCGAAGAGTAAAAGGAGCATCAGGGTTATTGTATTCATAAAACAACCCTTGAGTAAACATTACTCCATTGTTACCTTTTAGTTTCATTATATTAGTCCTTATACAACCCAATCAACCCAAGCTCCTGCAACACGTTTACGTTTAAAAGGGTCTGTTGTCACATCACTATCTATATAGACAAGAGTATTATCTAAAGGCGATCCATTGTTTGTTCTAGCAAGAGGCATTAGGGAGTACCCACTTGTTGTCCAAGACATGTTAGACAACAGGTTAACTACATCGTAAGTGCTAGTTCCGAGGAGCTTGTTTTCACCAAATGTCACTGTGCCTGTTGCGGGATACGTAATAAAGTATCTGAAGGGCAACTGTACATCACGTAAAGTACAATCAATCAATTCACAGTTATTGTTGCTACCTACAGTAAGTAAGTATGTAGGAGAGGCATTTGTACAGGTTATATCACAATCTACGTAACGCTGGTCTCCGCAATCCTCACCGAACGGTTGTGCGCTGTACTTAATAGTGCAATCTTTAAATAAGATTTCTACGTTTAGATTGCTCCTCCCTTGGCCTATACTGATATCTGGGAAATCCACATTATAGAAATTAAACTTACCTGCCCCAGTAGTGCTAGGCGCACCTGCTGTGCCTGTAGGGATACCTCTAAACAAACCATCAATACGTGTACTCTTGTAACTCCCACCAAACATATTAATGGTGTAGTCTGAGTCCACATTTATAAAATCACTTACTATATCAAATTCACAATCATAGGCATTAAGTGTACTTGGTAATGCAGCCCCTCTAGGAACAACTACATCTCTAGAAGGATCTGTTGTGACTATCCGTAACCTACGAAAGTAACTTGTTTCTACAGGACGGTATATAGCTCTACTATTAAAACTGTAGGAGTCTGTCCATTCATTTTCAAAGTCGCCATTGTCCGCACTTAAATAAACACCAAAATCACATTCCCACATATTACAATTAATGAACTTGTTATAACGACATCCATTAAAATGCGTTAGGAAAGAAGCCTCTACTCCTTTATAGTCATCACTGTCCCTGACAGTGTTCCTGTGACTGAAGGTGATATCTACGCAGTGCCTACCTTTATAACTTCTTACTTTACGTGCAACATTATCATTACCATTACTAATACGGGCTGCGTAAGATTGACCCCCTCCCGATACATCTGTAGGCTCATATTGATAAATATCTTCTAGTACACTATCTGCACAATAAAATAACTCTGCTAAACGGGATGCATTGTGGAGGCCGTATACTCGTTTAATTGTTACGTCATAACACAGTGCTGCAATAACTCCAAAGCCATATACTTGTGTTACGTTGTTTGGTGCAAACTTAATAAGACTTGGCCCTTGGAATACACTCCCTATATTAGGTTTGTCCAGCCTTGAAACTTCAGAGGCAATAGCCATAGAAGGGATAGGGAGAGTTCTATCCGTAATAATATTATTGCCCTCTATACGGACAATACGGCATATATGCTTATTAATTCTTAGTACATTTCCTGCTGCAAGTCCTGCTACGCTGGATACTGTAAATGTTTCATCACCTTCTAAAGCTTCTACAGTTGTTTCTGTCAGTATACTTTCATTAGTTCTGAAACCTCCAGCACTTTGATTAATGCTGTAGAGAGCATTGCCTGTAGTACTTAGTAATCCAGCACCTAACCAATCTACGATGGAATTAGGGAAATGTACTACTTCTTTAAACCCATTGTTAATAAGAAGAGGAAGACTCAGAGCGTAATGCGTACTGTCAATAATAAAAGTAGTACCCTCACTCCCTGAATCAAACATAGCTTGAAGTTCTGTAGTGTAATCCCTACCATCACTTCCTACGCCAAAAGAAGAAGCATATACAGCATCTAGCGTTACTACTACGGCTGCTTCTTCTAAGTCCTCTAAGTCTTGTAGTCTTACAACATCTGTAGGAGCTACAGGCTTAGGTAGATTTAAGATACGATTATTATTCATATCTAAGTTTGATTCCATCTGATTAGGGGCTTCCCCTACACGCGATAAGAAGTCTGCTTGAGACGTAGCAATTTTTTCTAGCTCTGCATTCAGAGTGGGAATTTTTGTTTTAGTTCCAGATGTTATGTATCTTGACATTAAGTTACCTATTTTTTCTTTTAAACTGTTGTAAATGTAATAGTTGCACTATGAGGGCTTACAATCCCTGCTGTGCTAGTCATTAGGCATCGTACATACAAAGTATCAGGTGAAGGTAATCCAGTTGCATTTATACTTAGCAAATTAACTGTGTCATTAAAACTACTAAATACTAAAGTGCTAAAACTACTATCTGTTGCAACTTGCCAGTTTGTGCTTGCGTGTACTTGTCCTGCTGTCCCACCAAAACCAGATGCCACTATTGTTGTTGATGTCCCATTTATTACTTGCCCTTCTGTTGGGCTTGTTATTACAGGTCTTACAACTTGAGCAAATGTAGGCGCAGTAGATGAGTCTCCAATCAAAGAAAACTCAGGGAGGTTATTAATATCTGCAAAATCACCAGATTCCGTACAAATAAAGAAAGCGTATTTTTGATAATCATACCCAGTTGGAGGTGTAGAGTCGATTACAGAATTGCTTATCGTATCTCCTCTATTCCAAGCTCCTGAGTTAGGAGGGATGAAACCTCTTAATAGTCTGCCCGTATAGCCACTTTGTAAATAAGGTGTGCCAAAATCAGCCCGCAGTTGGTTTTGGTCGTCTACCGCGACACCTATGTTATTAAGGACGCTTGTTACGCGAATTACACCGTTAGCCGCTTCACTTTCTAAGCTGTTTCTAATCCATTTCCCCGTTGTTGCAGTAGTTGGGAATCGTATAAACCAAGCTTGTAAAGTTGTATAAGGCGTTTCAGGGTTTTTCAATACAAATGTATTCCCGATATACTGCGGATTTTCCCCTGCTGTGTGAAGGATGATATTTCTAAAGGCTACAGTGTCCACGTTTTCAGTTATAAAAACATTTCCCTCAACACGCAGATTATTTAAAGTCCCCACCGCAAATGTAAAAATACTAGTATAGTGATTTGGAACAACAACTCGACAATTTTTAATAGTTAAATTATTTACTACTACATTTTCTGCACGAGTTCTAAGAAATCCCCCATTAGGTGCATTATCTGTAAATATTTTTGTTACATTATCCCATGTTGCATCTGTAGAATTTGAAACCCCATCAGCGTTACTGTCAATTTCTATAATGTCTTTGTATATATTTCCTAAACTTTTATCTACAATAGGCTGTGCGCTGTTATTTATTACACCGTTCATCGCAACAAAATAACTACAACCTTCCAATGAGTAAACACCGTTTCTTTGCTCACTGTCAGTAGCTTTACTGTTATCGAAAGTAAAACCATTTAAAGTGTTTTTTGTTCCTGTTCCATGTACTAATCCAGCAGCAATATTGTACCCTGCAATATCGAGGATTGTATTGTAACTAGCCCCTCCATCAATAGTTATACATCTAGGAATGCTAGGGTTAGATGCGCTTACATTAATACAATCTATAACAGTAATACCTTCTACAGTATTTCTTGATGCACCTGCGCCTGTTAAGTGTACAGCCGCTGCACTTGTTGATGTATCAGGAGTTGCTGAGATATTTTTAACTACTAAATCTTTAATTATGCACTTACTAGATGTTACTTTTAATGGATAAGAGGCTGTGCCTAGCATATCAAAAGTTAAATCTTTTATTTGGGAGAGGTCTCCTCCAAGAGTAAATAACGGTAACGTGTTGTTATAAGTACTTAGAGGACATATAGTTGCACTGCCTCCTAGCAAACATCTTTCATTTATTATAACATTGTCAAAATAATACACGCCCCCCTCTATCAAAACTGTCTCAACAGAATTTGCAGCAGTAAGAGCTAATCCTAATGCAAGGCTGCTGTCGAAAGAGGAATCATTAGGTACAGCACCAAAATCACGAATATCAATATAGTTTGACTTCGCCTCATTATAAGAAGGAAGAGGAGAAATATCTTTAAGCCTAACCACATCTGTTGGGTCTACGGGGGGAGGTACATTTAATAGTTTGTTTCCATTCATATCAAAATCTGCTTCCATTTGATTAGGTGTCTCACCTACTCTGGAAACAAAATCTTCTTGCGCTGTAGCTATCTTTTCAAGTTCTGTATTAATAGCACCAAATGATGATTTCGTACCTGTTGTTATGTATCGTGCCATTATATACCCCAAACCCCTGCCATGTTTAATACTGCTAATTTATGTGCTAGTTTTAAATCTTGTAATGTTATATCTGTCATAACACCTGTGTCTGTGTCTGCAAGCGACCACTGCATTACAAAAGTATCTTCTTCTACAATAGCTGCTAAAATTGCACTGGCCATACGTCCGATTGAAACTTCATCAGCATCAAACTTAAACCCGTTAGCATGAACTACAGCGCTGTCAATAAGTGCCTGTCTGCTGTTTTTAAAATCTTGTAATGCTGTTTCTGCACCTTGTTCTTCTTGCCATGCTTCGACATCTAACCACTCGACCAAAGAAGAGTCTAGCTCATCCCAAGGAGAATATGTTTCATTTGTTTCCGAATCTACTGCTCTTGTTTTAGTTTCGTATCTACGAATAATGCCACTTGTATACGAACCATCATTATGCGTTTCATGTGTCTGAATAAAATTAGGTTCAATCTGTTTGTATGTAACCATCAGAAATTCACCGTAATTTTGGAGTTCGCTGTCGAGGCAATTATGCGATACCTTTCCCCAATTTGAATACTAGTTGTCGTGAATCTTGCGTATGCAGTCTTAGGAGTTGACAGTGGTGATAATACTGGCAATAAATTAGTCCCTCTGAACGCGCTATTTCTAGAATCTCTCAATTCATATCCACCTACCGCAGTTAGTGATGCAGGGTAAGTAAAGCTTGAAGTTGGTAAGGGGCAATCTACTTCAGTATTGCTTATACCAACACCCTCTAATAAACGCTCACCAATGTTATTCGTTATAAATTGATATGAATTAGTGTTAGTCGAGGTGTGTATCTGTTGCCAAGTGCCAATACCCGAGTTATTTGTGCTCCTGATGAAAGGTTTGGAATCGCCTCCATTCTGTATTACCAAATCCATGCCATAACGGGTTACTGCACTGTTATTACTATCC